TAACTCATAAAGAGTTTCGCGAAAAGCATTTGAAGAAATCAACTTGTGTTTATTTGTATATTGAGAGTATGGTTGATTCATACCTTGATTTGATTCCGTTCTTTGAAGCAAATGATTTTCCAAAGCAAGCTGCTGCATGTGTTCGCCAAGCTGAGAAACTAGCAGCAGGCGGAAACATTATGCGTCGCGGTATTGATTTGCCAAAAGACTTTGGCGGTGCGTTTGTTGGCCACTTGCCCAAGTGGACAGCACATCCGACTGAAGATAGATTCTTAACTCTACGCGAGTGTGCATCACTTATGAAACTGCCTGAAGATTTTTTAATCCAGGGCGGCATGAAGAATGCGAACCACATTTGCCAAAACGTTCCAGTGTCAACTGCGACAGACGTTGCTGGCGAGATCGTGCGTTACTTGAATGGCGAACTAGAAACTATTGATGCATCGTATGTTATCCAGTATAACACGAAACAAGAGTTTTATATCGAACGCGAAGATGCGTCACTAGCAGCATTCTTATGAGTGTAAGCCGCGACATAAAATATCTAAACCTTGCTCGTCACATTTCAACGTGGAGCAAAGATCCAAGCACTTCTGTTGGTGCTGTTGTTATTGGCGCTCAGGGACAGGTGTTGTCTCAGGGCTATAACGGCTTTCCCCGTGGTGTTGACGATAGCACTGAGCGTTATGATAATCGCGTGACCAAGTATAAATTTGTTGTTCATGCAGAAATGAATTGCATTTACAATGCATCATATACTGGCACTAGCCTTAACGGCGCAACATTATATGCTTACGGCCTTCCAGTATGCTCAGAATGCGCTAAGGGTATCATTCAAGTTGGTATCAAACGTATTGTTATTCCATTCACGCCTGATGACTCAACTCCCGATAAATGGAAAGCATCAACCAACACAGCACGAGAAATGTTTGTTGAAGCGGACGTTAAGTATCAAACTCTTGATATTGAATCAGGGAAATTTGTTTTTGAGTTGGTGAACAAATGAAACTAGAACAACGCGAACAACTTATTCGGCATCTAGATTCTTGCAGATACTGGCAAGGCATATCCGAGTGCCAGTGTGATTCAGTATTCCCGATAGGTGGTTGCCTACGATGCGATATGGACAAAGCAATTGAGCTACTCGTCCGAATTATTGAAACATAGGAAGAAAGAAATGTGTCACCTCGACGTTTGGAATTATATTCTTAACGCTCAGTGTAAACAACCAATATACTAAAATATTGTTGTACATTCGTGCACAAACTATGGTATAATAGAGACATCAATTAATAAATAAGGAAGGAAGTAATGAGAGACAAGTTTGAGAAAAAAACTAAAGTTGTGCCGTTCGATGTAATGCTGCGTAATTTCAAAAATAAGGTTGAAGAATCTGGCCTATTGCAAGATGTTCGTGCTAAAGAATTTTATGAAAAGCCAACTGCTAAGCGCAAGCGCAAAAAGATGGCAGCAGTGTCACGTGAGCGTCGCCGTGTATCAGAACAAAAAGCATCTAAGCGTTTGTATTAAGGAGTATCAGTATGGGCATAATGGATAAATTACAAAAGAACTCACGAATTAAAGAAACTGCTATTTTAGCAGAGTCTGAGTTTTTTCAAGAAACTGATTACGTAACAACTTCAGTTCCTATGTTGAACGCTGCATTCTCGGGTGACCTTGATGGCGGGTTCGCGTCAGGGTTAACCGTGTTAGCAGGACCAAGTAAGCATTTCAAAACTTCATTTGCATTGGTCGCTGCTGCAGCATATCTTGATAAGTACAAAGATTCTGTTTGCTTATTTTACGATAGTGAATTTGGTTCGCCTCAGTCATATTTTGAAGCTTATGGCATTGATACGACACGTGTGCTCCATTCGCCTATTACTGACGTTGAAGTATTGAAGCAAGACATCGTGAAGCAGTTGCAAGATATCACTAAGAAGGATCGCGTGGTTATTGTTATTGATTCAATCGGCAACCTCGCATCTAAGAAAGAAACTGATGATGCGCTTGAAGGTAAATCAGTCGCTGATATGTCACGTGCTAAACAGCTCAAGAGTTTGTTCCGCATGGTAACACCTTATCTTAAACTTCGCGATATTCCATTGCTTGCTATTAACCACACGTATCAAGAAATCGGGTTGTTTCCTAAAGCTGTTGTTGCTGGTGGTACTGGTATTTATTACAGTGCAGACAATATTTGGATCATTGGTCGTCGTCAGCAGAAGAAGGGTACTGAGGTTACGGGCTATGACTTTGTTATCAACATTGAGAAATCACGTTTTGTGCGTGAGAAATCTAAGCTGCCAATCCGCGTAACATGGGAGTCAGGTATTGCAGAATACTCAGGCTTGCTAGATGTTGCGATCGCTGGTGGATATGTTGCTAAACCTTCTAACGGTTTCTATTGTCACGTTGATATGGAAACTGGCGAGCTGATTGGTAAAAAGGTCCGCGAGAAAGATACGCTTGCTAAAGAGTTTTGGACACCAGTGTTCGAGAAAACTAACTTTAAAGAGTTTGTTAAAGCACAGTATCAGATCGCACAGACACCAATGATTGAAGACTTTGATCTCGGCATCACGCAGGAAGGTGATAAATGAGCGACTCGGTTGAACTAAGTTTCAGCGGCTATGATTTAATTGATAACTCGGCCGAGAAAGATACATACGCTGTTAGACTTAATACTGGACCATATGCTGGAATAACGTATATGTATGGTAGTGTTAATGTTTATGAAAAAGAAGGTGCTGGCCATATGAGTTTTACTCATCAGATACTCGATCCTGGCAACTTTAATAATACAAAACTAGACAGCGACGCAGATTTCACTAATGTAATTGGTGACATTCTATTTGAAATCATAGATACACAACTTGAGACAGGAATAGCTAAAATTGGACATATCAACACAAATCCCAACGCACATTCTTAATCACTTAATTAATGATGAAGATTATTGCCGCAGGGTTATACCGTACTTAAAGAAAGATTACTTTGCTGACGAACATAAAGCAGTATTTAATCTTATTGTAAATTTTGTATCTGAGCACAATAGTATTCCATCAAGCAAAGTGCTTGATATCGAGTTGACCAAGCAAAGCGTTTCTGATGATATTCGTCAGCGATCGTCTATTCTCATTAATGAGATTAAAGCAAAGTCAGATATTGATACTGAATACTTAGTAAAAGAATCAGAAACATGGTGTAAAGATCGTGCGATTCATATTGCGATCATGGACAGCATTGGTATCATCAATGGTGAAGATACAGAGCAAGCCGAAGGCGCTATTCCCGATATCCTTTCAAAAGCGCTTGGTGTAACCTTTGACCATAACATCGGCCATGATTATATTGACAACGCATCGGAACGTTTTGACTTCTACAACAAAGCCGAAGAGCGTTTGCCATTTGATCTTGATTACTTTAATAAGATTACTAAAGGCGGTATCACTCGCAAGACTCTGAATATTATCCTTGCATCAACTGGTGTTGGTAAATCATTGTTCATGTGTCACAACGCTGCAGCAAACATATCGGCTGGTTTAAATGTTTTGTATATTACGATGGAGATGGCAGAAGAACGCATCGCCGAACGCATTGATGCAAACCTGTTCAACGTTGGTATCGGCGAGATTGACTCAATGACTAAATCAAAGTTTGATTCTAAGATTGAGAAGATTGCCAAGAAGGGTTTTGGTAAACTAATCATTAAAGAATATCCTACAGCATCTGCGCACTCAGGCCATTTCCGCGCACTGTTGAACGAGCTCAAGTTGAAGAAAAGTTTCAAGCCTGATGTTATTTATATTGATTATCTTAATATTTGTGCGTCGTCACGCGTTAAGGGTTCTGCAGCAGCGAACATGTATGGGTATGTAAAGTCTATTGCAGAAGAGCTTCGTGGCTTGGCCATTGAGTTTGATGTGCCTATTTGGTCTGCAACACAGACGAATCGCGACGGTTATCAGAACTCAGACGTTGATTTGTCAAACACTTCTGAATCATTCGGTCTTCCAGCAACAGCAGATTTAATGCTCGCTTTGATTGCAACTGAAGAATTAGATGAACTAAATCAGATTATGGTCAAGCAGTTAAAGAATCGCTACAACGATCCAACTGTTAATAAGCGCTTTGTAATTGGCGTTGATCGTGCTCAAATGCGATTATATAATGTTGAAGAATCAGCGCAACAGGGTATCATGCAAGCACCAGTTGCTGCAGTTGATACTGGACCACTGAACACATTCGGCGACAACGAACGAAAGAACGATTTTGGAGAATTTAAAGTATGAACGTACAACTAGTAAACTACAGTCAAGTACCTAGGTATATTTATGAAGATGTACCCAGCACTATGCTAGACATGATCGCTTATTGTGCAAGAGTATCTAATCCTGCTAATCAGAATAACAAAGAAACGTCTGAAAAGCTAGTAAAGTATCTTATTAATAATCAACATTGGTCTCCACTTGAAACTGTATCAATGTGTTTAGAGATTGAAACTACACGCGATATTGCACGGCAGATGTTACGTCATCGCTCTTTCTCTTTCCAGGAATTTAGTCAACGCTACGCAGATCCTTCTGCACTTGATACGATGTTTGTCACTCGCAAAGCTAGATTGCAAGATGCAAAGAACCGACAAAACTCAGTTGAGCTAACGTCAGAACAGCAACACCTCGCTAACGCTTGGGAAGAAACTCAACGACATGTTATCGCAACTACTAAGTCCGCATATGAATGGGCGCTGAAGAATGGCATCGCAAAAGAGCAGGCTCGTGCTGTTTTGCCCGAAGGCCTTACAATGACTAAAATGTATATGAATGGAACTATTCGCTCATGGGTACATTACATTGAATTGCGTTCAGCGCATGGCACACAAAAAGAGCATATTGAAATTGCTCAAGCCTGTGCTGAAGTATTGAGTATTTATTTCCCACTGGATATACTTAAAGCTTAAAGTTATATTCTTATAACGTCTGGTTATATACCAGTACTAAATAGAAACCCTGCTAAATCAGGGGCTTACGATCAAAGCCGGAAGGTTTTTGTAAGTCCTTGAATTTACAGGGTTTTTATGTGTGTACATCTAGTGCAAATGTATGGTATAATGTACTCTCTATTGAATAGGAAAAGTAACAAAATGAACAAAATACAAATGCTGATTGACAGCAAAAACTTACAAGATATGTACGCAGTGATCGATGCTATGAATGGAATAACAGTCCGCCAAGAATACACTACACATATTGGGTTTGTCGGTACGATGGAAACTGGCACACTTCGCGCAGCATTATTCGAATACGTTGAGAAACAAATCTTAACTGACATTGTCAGTAAAGCAAAGGAATGAGAATGAAGACATTAGTAAAATTGAATGGCGTCACTAAACGTGGCAAGACCAAAGTTCGCGAGCATGGCGAAGAATGGCTAGTTGTCGGTTCCCGCGACAAAGTATTGTTTAATACTGTCAACCGCAATTGGTTAGACTTAGA